CCTAATGAACTATGTGTAATATTTACTATATCTCCTATTGCTAAATCATAAGCATCAAAGCTAACAGTTAATCCTAAAGTAAGTGCCTCACGACTACGTCTAAGTATAATTTCGGCCATCTCCTCTGCTTGATATGGAGATGTGATTGTCTTAAATGTAAATCTACCCTCTAATAAAAATCCACCATCAGCAGTTTTCATAGTTGCGTGTTGATCTGCACTTGGCAAACTACTATCATCTGTTGGTGGGAATTGAACTTCATCAACTTGGAAATTTCTTTCAGGATTTACAAAACCAACTATAACTCTATTGTATCTTTCATTCTTTGTTGGAATAGATAAATTATATCCACCAATAATATCATCTTCAGTTAATGTGATTGCCGCAGTTCCTGTCGTTTCAATAATTAATTTATATTTACCCTCTGTATATGGAAGATAACCTCTGCAACCTTTTAATATTTCTCTAACATTATCAATGATTTTTTGTGATGTATCTAGTGCAACATTGGTATCAAAAATATTAATATTACTTGCACCTGAATATGGTTCTACTTGTGTTTCACAAATTACTGAAGCATCATAGAAAGATTGTAAATCAATTTCAGTTGTAGATATTCCTTTACCATATCTTTCGTTTGTTAAATAATCTAATAAGCACCATGCTGGGTTAGTAGAGTGAGCCGCAGTTTGTGCAACTAAACTTGAATTATATGCTACTACTTTTTTACCTTTTATCTTTGCTTGTACTTTTGGTATTCCTGTAAATGCGTCTTGATTCCATTTAAAACGAATTGCAAGATAACATAAACCTCTTAATCTATGATTACTTCCCCAAGATGATAATGTAGATAATAATGTTGATGCAGTTTGATCATCTGTACCAAAGTGAGGTTCTACTCTAATTAAACTTTCTGAATCTTTATAAAAATTACTATCTCCACTTCCAACTTCTACTGCTGTGCCATCTGAAAATGCAGATGCAAATGTAACTACTTTGTCATCAACTCTTATTTCTTCAATAGAATTTATTTCTCCCTCTGACATGACTATGGCCATATAAAGATAAGTATTATCTGTGCCTGATGTTTCCATAAACACTCTAGTACCACCAACTAATCTTTCTCCATAAATTACAGGAATATTAGCGTCATTAGATTGTTTATTTAATAATATACCTCGTTCAAAATCATCAAATTCATTAGTTCCAAAATCTTCTATTTCAGGAACTTTTGGTCTTAATGCCCATGATAAGAATAATGTAACTCCAAGAGATACAAGAGGATTCATGTTTTTAAAGAATCCAACAGCTTTGCTTACAGCTTTTACTATTCCACCAAAACTAAAACCCATTATGCTCTACCCCATTTAATATCTTGTACTGTTTGTGATGCAAAATCCATACCTACATCTCCACTAAAAAATCTTTGTTGTGATGTATTGTTTGTCTTACGACCATTTTTCTTTTCAAAGTCAGCCCAATGAGAAACTATTGATAAACCTACTATGCTTTCTTTATCAGTTTCTTGTATGTCAAAACTTTCTATTTTTCCTTTGTAAAGCATCATTGGGTCAGCTATCAAAGCATTAGAACTATCTAAAAAACCTCTATAAATAGTCACATCATCATTAACTACATTTTCACTTAATACTGTAGATATAAATGTTTGATCTGCACCTGATAAATTTAAACTTACTGTTGATTTTGTAACATCTGTTTCTTCTGTATGGTTAGATATACCTAGTATAAAATCACTAGCATTATAAGTAACACTAGAGCCTGAAACTGATGAAGTAAGTGAAAAAGAGCAATCTGTTATATTAACAGGAGTGCTGAAACCAATAGTAATAAGATGAACAGGCCTAATATCATTTGTTGCTAGTTCGTTCTTTACTGCTGTTGTCAGGCTTCTCGTCATATAATTCGTAGTTAGTTTGGGTTACACTTTCTGTACCTTTTACCATAGTATATTCAAATTTGCTATTAGGTTTCTTATATTCTTTAAGATCGTTAATTGATGTATCAATTTCATCTTCATTGACAATTACTTCAGCAATAAAATCAGCAGTAATTTTGTGTGTAATTTTATATTTTTTCACTATAGAGATTCTTCAACGTCCAATTCAAATTGATATAATAAGTTACCATCATTTGTATTTCCTACTGCACCAAACTCTTGAATATCATTTGTTAAATGAACTGTAAAAGGAACATTGTCATAAGTTACTACTGAATTGTCTGTTAAAGCTGTAATTAAAGGTGGCTCAATAGTTACTGTTGCGGCATTTGATGAAGCTGTTACGTCTTCTACAATCATATAAACTTTTGAATGACTTGCAAATTTAATCATATCTCCAGCTTTAAATCTTTGAGTTCCATCATGTGCAAATCCGTCCATAGCAATAGTAGTATCTCCAACACTATGAGAACCATTAACTAATACAGTTCCATTTTCATGGCCTTTTGCATTTTTTAATTCTGGTGGAATAATAGTAAAGTTTTCTTTACCTGATCTTTGTTTGACAATAAATGCCATCAAAGCACCATAAACTTCATCTCTTTTTGCTGTGATAATTTTAGCAGTAAATCCAAATCTTTGATTGTCTATTTGTCTAGCAAGTTTTTTACCAGATTGTGATTTAGATATAATTGTATTTTGAATAGACTTAAAGCCCATTGTTTCAAACTTAGAAGTAGATATTGGAAAAGCACCTGACATTAGATTAAGTTTTTACTCCCTCTTTCATTAACTGCTGAATTAATTATTGATGTAATAGTTCCTCTGTTTCTAATTAATAGTTCATCAAAACCAGAAGCATCTAAAGTGTTTATATTAAAATTAACTGTAGTTTGTCCACCATTTGTTCCTCTAGCGGCTTGTGTGATTTGGCCTGTTTGATTTGGTATAAACATTTCTGCACCTTGTTCTCCAACTATTACAGGCTGGCCTTTAGATACTGCACCACCTTTAGCGAAACCAAATACTTTACCGATAGATTGTAATAATCCACCACCACCACTTAATGATGATTGTAATATTTTTTGTTTTGTTTTAGCTTTTTCGATTGCTAGCAATACTGTTTCTCTAGCAATAATCTCAATTATAGTTGATAAGATTTCTACTAATAATGTTCTTGCTAAATCTTTAAATGTAGCTTTTAATTCTTTACCCATCACGATTGATTCTGCTAATCCTCTTGAAAAACCTTTTATACCTTTTTCTAAAATATTAGAAACAAATAGTGCTGTATCTGTTAGTTTGTCCATATCTTTTTTAATAACATCAGATATTTTAGTAAAATTATCTTTAGTTTGTACTAGGCTTTTATTAGTTTTTAATATTGATTCATAACTATCATGTAATCCTCTTTGATAATCAAAAACTTTTGAATTTATTTTATCTTGAGTTTTACCTATTTCTATATTTACAAAAGGTATTTTGTTTAACAAGTTAATTAAATCTTCGTATCTATCTCTTAAAAAACTAACTGCTCTTGCAACTCCTCTTACCGCCGCCGCAAAACCTTGAACTGCTTTAGTTAAAATAAATCCTATTGCATTTGCAATAGCTTCAAAGTCTTTTGAGTTTTCTTCTATAAATTTATTTAAACTACTAAATTCTTTTTTAAGTTCATCAAAGAATTGTGCACCAGCTACATTTTTCTTGAAGTTAAATAATTTATCTCCAAGCATTGATAATGTTCCTGTAAATGTTGTAGATAATTCATCTGTTGCAGTTCCAAATTTTCCACCTTTACCAAACACTCTTTCAAATGCTTTTATAGTTTCTTCTGCTGATACAGTTGCACCAGCTGAGAAACCTAACATATTTCTTACACCTTTTTCTCTAAATACATCTGCCGCCGCTATACCACCAGCAAATGATCTTTGTATTTGTTCAGCAGTTTGTTGAAAATCTAATCCTGTAACAGCCGCAACATTCCCTGTAATTTCTAATATGCTTGATAATCTTTCTGCATCTCCAGCTACTACTGCTAAGTTTCCTGATGCCGCTTGTATTTGTTCTAGTGAAAAAGGTACTCTAGCCGCAAACTCTGACATTACTTCAAATGCCTTTGCACCCTCTTGCGTACTGCCAAATAATTGTTTTAATCTTACATTTAAATCTTCAATACTTCTTCCTGTAGCAACAAAAGATTTAACAACTAGACCAGCACCAATAGTAGCAAATGCACCTCTTAAAGAAAATACAGCACTTGTTAATCCAGCTAATTTACCTCTAATACCATTAAAGGCTTGTCTAGTCTTATCTTGTGCTAATATGTTTATCTTTAAATTTTGTGCCATTACATTTTAAATTTGTTTGCTTCTGCTAATGATTTTTCTTTTTTATATTGTTCTTGCTCTTTTTTCAAGTAAGCTAACCAAAGATTATAATGGCTAACAGGCATATCAAGAACCTCTTGTATAGTGATTTTAAGTCTATCTGCTATGGCTAAAAGCGACCTTGTATCTGGGTCGCTATCTACTTTTTTTCGGCTTCTTCAAAAGATGTATCTAAAAGTATTTTATTGGCTATTGTTCCAATAATATTAGAATCAGCTTTCTTTCTAAGTGCAAACTTATCTTCAGGGCTAAATGCTTTGACCATATCTCCTTTGTCATTTTTGACTTGGAGTTTCATTATAAGCAAATCAACAAGAACAGTTAAGTCTTGAAAATTGTTAGACTTTTTAAAAATTAAATTTTTTTCTTCAAGGGTTAATGGCTCAGAATAAAAGACACTAGGATTCCCATGCTCGTCTTTCCACTCCTCAACTTCAATAGTGATAGTTTTAAGAGTTTCAAAATGAGATTTTACTCTATCAATAACTGACATAAATTAGGATTATACAGTTCCTATTGTTAATGTTCCTGTGCCTTGAAAAGTAACAGTTCTTGAAACGATTGCGTCCATTGAGTTATTAACTGACATTCCTGTAACAATTCCTGTACCAGAAAAACTTCTGTCGCCACTTGAATTACCCTCAGGCAATAAAATAAAAGCGATAGAAGAACCAGCAGTTAAACTTGTTTGTGGACTATCTGTTTCATCAAAGTGCATTTCTAATGTTCCAGAGAATGAAGTTCGACCAGCAACAAATGATTTAGTAGCATCTGTTAAAGCTGTATCTTCTACAACATCTCCTGTAGTTTCAAGTGTGAATCCTGTTAGTTCCCCAACACCAGTTCCACCAGCAGTAACTACTCCTTCTTTTCCGTGATGTGTTGCCATTTTTTATCCTTGTTAGATTTTGGTTTAGTTTGTTTTTCTTGCTTATAGCCTAGACTTAAAAAATGTTCAAGATTAGATTCATTTATAACTATCTCTGAATTATCTTTATATAATTTAATATCTTTAGCCATAACGCTTTTTACTATTTATCGTCTTCCTCGTCAATATCTTCTTCATCTTCTTCAAAATCATCTTCTTCTAAATCTTCTTCTTCCCAAGTATGATCTTCGTCTTCTAATGAATTTTCTCTAATTTCTTCAATTAAATCTTTTAC